CAATGCGAGCCTGCATTCAACCTGGTGATGTTCTACGCACTAAAATCTGCGTACCTAGGCTACGGATCAATTCCAGACCCCTTTGGAAGTTTCGGGTACTCCCGCAACTCCCAAAGAGATCCGGCTGCACTTTATAAGGCAGTTCAGGACAGTGTCACCCAAATGGCTTACCGAGCCGAACAAGAGAGTGGCACTGCGACAACTATGGATTTTCAACAGATAACCCGTACTGACTACTATGATGCACGCAATACCCATATTTGCATGTATAAGGACATGACAGCTCTTTGGCTCAAGGCCATAAAAGAAGAGCTCCCGCGCTTCCGCACCGCTCAAAACCTCTATGACCAACAATCTGAGAAGTTTAAGCGAATTGACGATGAATTCAAGCGCCGCAAGGCGCTCGCAGAAGACAAACTTGCTGCGAAAAACCGTTATCAGGCTATAGTGCGAAAGCTCGCACAACATAATTCTGATTTTGGTGGTGAAGATCTGACTGAAGATGAACGAGAGTTCATACTTCAGCTCTCTCTGTCTAAGAGAGAAGGCGAATCTACCGTGGCTAACACCGAGCTTAAACAGTACAAAGCTGTACATGATAAAGCTCGGAGTGCTATGGAAGCCTCAGATGTTTCCTATGGGGATGCTAAAACAACCCTTGATGGAATCGTTTACGCTAGTAAATGCCTTCACTGTGCAGCTATTAAGCGAACAAACGACATCGTTACCGAAGCGATGGAAGCTCTGAAACTTTCAGAAGCTCCTGTCCAAGTGTACCGGGCTCAACAAGAGTCTGGAACCGCGCACGACCACGCAGTCGTGGCGCCTGTCGCCAATACACCGGCGGCAACAACTGGCACTGAGTCGTCTCTTGACGACTCCACTCCAATCGTGGCATCTAAAGAAGGTGTCCACCTGTCCGAACAACAGCAGACCGTTGTCGCTCAACCAGTTGACGGAAAGGCCAAGTCCTCCACGGGCATGGCCTCTCGTCATCTGAATGAGAACGACTGGGATCTGAACAAAATGCTCAATAGATGGAATCTTGTTGGTGCATTTCAGTGGGCTCTCACTGACGCGACGGGCACAGAAATACCGATCAACT